GTTCGCAGTGTGAACACCGTTGGCAAATCGGCATTCGTGGAGGCTGTTGGTCAGCCGAGTGATGATGCATCCGGCTATCTGGATTTTTTCAAAGGCGAGATAGGGAAAACCCATCTGGCTCAGGAGCTGTGGACGCAGATTGATAACGGTCAGCTTGCGCCTGACCTGACTGAAATCAGGACGTCCATAACGGATGTCAGCAATGAAAATAACACAGACCGTCAATAAGAAACTGGAAGACCAGAGTGCAGCGATCCAGCAGATACAGAAGGTTCAGGTTGATACAAATAATAACCTGAACAGCATGTGGGCAGTGAAGCTGCAGCAGATGCAGGACGGACGCCTTTATATTGCGGGTATCGGGTGCCGGTATTGAGAACACCCCCGACGGCATGCAGAGTCAGGTGCTGCTGGCAGCAGACAGGATTGCGATGATTAATCCTGCGAATGGCAACACAAAGCCGATGTTTGTTGGTCAGGGCGATCAGATATTCATGAATGAAGTGTTCCTGAAATATCTGACGGCTCCCACCATTACCAGCGGCGGTAATCCTCCGGCATTTTCCCTGACACCAGACGGGAGACTGACGGCGAAAAATGCGGATATCAGTGGCAGTGTGAATGCGAACTCAGGAGCGCTCAACAATGTCACGATTAACCAGAACTGTACGATTAAGGGCATGCTGGAGGCGACCCAGGTCAGAGGGGATTTCGTTAAAGCTGTATCAAAAGCCTTCCCGAAAAAAGTCGGTACGTGGGGTAACACGGAAACACCAAACGGTACGGTTACAGTCACCATCAGCGATGATCATAACTTTGACCGCCAGATTATTATTCCGCCCATTATTTTTAACGGTATAGCGTATGACGATCCGGGGAGCGGAAATAACCCAGGAGGCACGCGATACACGGGTTATGGTTTTGAAGTTCGCAAAAACGGCGTATTAATCGCATCCAGAGAAACTAAAGGGGCCATTCCCGGTAGTTACAGTGCAGTTATTGATATGCCTAGTGGTGGTGGTAGCGTCACTCTGGAGTTTAAGATTTTCCAGAAAGGCAATCAGGGGGCAGGCAATATCACCGACTGTACGGTGATTGTGACCAAAAAAGCTGCTTCCGGCATCAGTATTCGTTGAAATATTTATAACCCCAATAAAGGGCGTCAGGAATGACGCCTTTTTTATTGCAGAAAAGCGAGAGGTAATTATGCGTAAACTTTATGCCGCCATTTTGTCCGCAGCCATTTATCTGACCGTATCCGGTGCGCCTGCATGGGCGTCTGAGCAGCAGGCCACGCTGAGCGCGGGGTATCTTCATGCCCGGACGAACGCTCCCGGTAGCGATAATCTTAACGGGATTAACGTGAAATACCGTTATGAATTCACGGACACGCTGGGGCTGGTGACGTCATTCAGCTATGCAGGAGACAGGAATCGCCAGATTACCCGTTACAGCGATACCCGCTGGCATGAAGATTCCGTGCGTAACCGCTGGTTCAGCGTAATGGCGGGGCCGTCTGTGCGCGTGAATGAATGGTTCAGCGCGTATGCGATGGCGGGTGTGGCTTACAGCCGTGTGTCGACTTTCTCCGGGGATTATCTCCGCGTAACTGACAACAAGGGGAAAACGCATGATGTGCTGACCGGAAGTGATGACGGTCGCCACAGCAACACGTCTCTGGCGTGGGGAGCTGGCGTGCAGTTTAACCCGATCGAATCCGTGGCCATTGATATTGCTTATGAAGGCTCCGGCAGTGGCGACTGGCGCACTGACGGTTTCATCGTGGGTGTCGGTTATAAATTCTGATTAGCCAGGTAACACAGTGTTATGACAGCCCGCCGGTTCAGGCGGGCCTTTTTGTGGGGTGAATATGGCAGTAAAGATTTCAGGTGTACTGAAAGACGGCACAGGAAAACCGGTAGAGAACTGCACCATTCAACTGAAAGCCAGACGGACCAGCAGCACGGTGGTGGTGAACACGGTGGCCTCTGAAAATCCGGATGAAGCCGGTCGTTACAGCATGGACGTTGAGTACGGTCAGTACAGCGTCATTCTGTTGGTGGAAGGATTCCCGCCGTCACATGCCGGGACCATCACCGTGTATGAAGATTCTCAACCGGGGACGCTGAATGATTTTCTCGGTGCCATGTCGGAGGATGACGTCCGGCCGGAGGCACTGCGTCGTTTTGAACTGATGGTGGAAGAAGCGGCGCGTCACGCTGAGGAGGCGAAGAGAATGCCGGAGAGGCGGAGACGTCCGCGAGGAATGCCGGCATATCAGCCAGTCAGGCAGAAGAGAGCGCTGCACATGCTGACACTTCAGCAGGGGATGCATCGGAGTCAGCCCGGCAGGCGGCAGAAAGTGCAGCCTCAGCAAAGCAGTCAGAGGATGCGTCCTCGTCCTCGGCTTCTGCGGCCGCTCAAAAAGCCAGTGAGTCATCACAAAGTGCAGCAGAAGCTGAATTGTCAAGAAAGACGGCAGAAAGTGCAGCCGGTAATGCAGCCAGGGATGCAACGACCGCAACAGAAAAAGCCCGGGAGTCAGCAGAAAGCGCACAGTCAGCGGAACAAAGCAGGATAGCGGCGGAAGAGGCCGTAAACCGAATCCCCACCGTGGTGGGACCTCCCGGGCCAAAGGGGGAACAGGGGCCCGCGGGTCCTCAGGGGCCGAAGGGAGATAAAGGAGAGCGTGGTGACACCGGCCCTGTCGGGGCAACCGGCGAACGGGGACCGGCAGGTGATGCTGGTCCGGCAGGCCCGCAGGGGCCGAAAGGCGACAGGGGAGAGCGGGGAGAGACCGGGCTGACAGGAAGTACAGGTCCACAGGGTCCAAAGGGAGATACCGGGGCAGCAGGCCCGGCAGGCCCACAGGGACCGAAAGGAGAAACAGGTGTGGCTGGCCCGGTAGGGGCAACCGGACCTCAGGGGCCGAAGGGCGACCCGGGGGAGACGCAAATACGGTTCCGTATGGGGCCGGGAAACATTATTGAGACAAACAGCAATGGCTGGTTCCCGGATACAGATGGCGCACTCATCACCGGACTGACCTTTCTTGACCCCAAAGATGCCACACGGGTTCAGGGTTTTTTTCAGCATTTGCAGGTCAGGTTTGGTGGCGGGCCGTGGCAGGATGTCAAGGGGCTGGATGAAGTGGGCAGTGATACAGGCAGAACAGGAGAATGACATGAATATACTAAAAAAACTTATGCAGCGTCTGTGCGGTTGCGGAAAGCATGATGACCGTGAAAACGGGGAGTTACTTACAGCACAGCTGCGACTGGGACCGGCAGACATTCTGGAGTCAGATGAGAATGGTATTATCCCGGAGCAGGCCAGGGTAATCACGCAGGTGGTGATACTGGATGCGGATAAAAAGCAGATACAGTGCGTGGTAAGACCGCTGCAAATTCTGCGTGCTGACGGGACGTGGGAAAATATTGGCGGGATGAAATAGCCGACGGGTTCACAAAAACCGGAGTCCGGCTCCGGTTTTTGTTGTCATGTAAGGCAGATGTGGTAATGAGAGCCAACTTACTGATAGTGTTTTATGTTCAGATAATGCCCGATGACCTTGTCATGCAGCTCCACCGATTTTGAGAACGACAGTGACTTCCGTCCCGGCCTTGCCAGATGTTGTCTCAGATTCAGATTATGTCGCTCAATGCGCTGAGTGTAACGCTTGCTGATAACGTGCAGCTTTCCCTTCAGGCGTGATTCATACAGCGGCCAGCCATCCGTCATCCATACCACGACCTCAAAGGCCGACAGCAGGCTCAGAAGACGCTCCAGTGTGGCCAGAGTGCGTTCACCGAAGACGTGCGCCACAACCGTCCTCCGTATCCTGTCATACGCGTAAAACAGCCAGCGCTGACGTGATTTAGCACCGACGTAGCCCCACTGTTCGTCCATTTCAGCGCAGACAATCACATCACTGCCCGGTTGTATGCGCGAGGTTACCGACTGCGGCCTGTAGTTTTAAGTGACGTAAAACCGTGTTGAGGCCAACGCCCATAATGCGTGCACTGGCGCGACATCCGACGCCATTCATGGCCATATCAATGATTTTCTGGTGCGTACCGGGCTGAGAGGCGGTGTAAGTGAACTGTAGTTGCCTATGTTTTGCGGCAATGAGAGCAGAGATAGCGCTGATGTCCGGCAGTGCTTTTGCCGCTACGCACCACGCCTTCAGTAGCGGAGCAGGAAGGACATCTGATGGAAATGGAAGCCACGCAAGCACCTTAAAATCACCATCATACACTAAATCAGTAAGTTGGCAGCATTACCAGTTTTTTCGCATTGATTATAAAATTCATCAATAATGCCTTGAATGTGGAATATATTCTTCTGGGGTAGGCCTCTTCACTAGAACATGTTCAATCTTTAGTTTCAGCTTCGTACAGAATACGAGCGGCTTCTTGCGTAACATTATACATTGCCTGCTCATCATTACCGCCAGCCCCAGCAATCGTCAATGCAACCCCAGCATAAATTTCTGGGTAGCTATGTGTAAATATATCCAGTGTATTTACATATTTCTCTTCCATTCCTGCATCATAACGAACCTTATTTATTCCCGTTGCCATTGATTGTGGTGGACTGGAGCCTTCTGCACGAAAATAGTGATGTGACAGATCCGAGATAGCTTTGCATCCTTCTGCTTGGCTTAAGCCTGGAGCGGCCCATGTCTTACCAAAATGCTCGGCAGCGTAACGTGTTGCAAGAGTGGCATCAGAGGAGGAACCGGATGTTCCGCTCATGACCGGTAGCCCAGCTTTATCACGCATAATTGTGCCGATATCTTGAGAAAGATCCATGCCTGTTGGTGTGCGGGTTGAGTGTGTACCGTTACGCTGAGCATCAATGCGGTTGTCTGCGCGGAATTTAACTCGCTCCTGAATCTTTAGCCTTCCAGCCAGCACTTGGCCAGTTTGAGCAAGCTCGAAACCAGAGAGTGCTTGTTCTTTTGTGAATGGACCTTCAGAACCGCACAGCATCATTGAGAAGGCAGAATGCGCACTGTCGGATAATTTTAGTCCACGACTACCGTAAAATGGTGAACCAGGTTTTGGCTCCTCTGAGCCAAGAGCCTCTTTGCCTAGCTGCTCGCGGTCGTTTCCATCCCAGCGTGTTTCCGTTTTCCAAAGGCCACGCTCCAGATGCCCCATCCATGCTGTTTGTTTGAATACAGGAGATTCTGGATTGGTTAGCCCCTCAACGGTCGAACGCAGAATATTCTCTTCTGCTTTGCGATACCTCAGATAATTCTCTGCTCGTGTTTGCAGATGCTCTAATGATTTGTAATTATTGTTGGAAAGTGTGATTTGTAGGAATGATCTAACAGTTATCGGCGAGTCAGCACCTGGCCGATAAGGTTGAGTTCCTATGTGGGCTTGGCTACACAATCCATCCTTCAGAGTATTACTGTCAGTTGTATATATACCGATTTGTGAATCGCTTACAACTGGTTTGATTCTGTTCGGCATATCACTTGACGGTTTATTATTTACGTTTTCATCATTTGGCCCAGTTGTGAGGAGTCCAGAAATACATCTTTGACTTAATTCGGGCTTTGCTGCAAACATATCTGCTATTCCTTATTTTATAAATGCATTTCCCTATTCTGGTTTGCATACATTTCTTGTGGCTAAAATAAACACTTGTCATCAATTTTGCAACCGTATGTTAACAAAATGAGTTGCTATACCGATAAAGGGACACTTTTGCTTAGTTAACCACACCATTTTCTTCGGACATAGGAAATTCCCGGCATGTGGACGGGATTTTAGTCAGTGTATAAACCAGTCGTCCGCTGTTTCCCTGGCTTCCTGAAGTGTTTCCTGTACAAATTCGTGCGCGGACTCTTTATCTGTGGCTCTTAAAATAGTGAGTCCATCATTACTGGCAGATTTGATGATGATTTCTGCATTGTCATATCGTTTCCTGATACGGCGCAGCATTTCCTGTTGCAGGGCAGGAACAGAACCTTTTGGCATTTTGCTGATTTTTTCTTTAGCGATACAGCTCTCAACACGCAT